TGAATACGCTACTGTAGAAACAGCGTTAAGGGAAGCAACCGCAGAACAAAAGCTTGCTGCAGGGCAACAAGAAGGCGCAGGCAAAAGCGTACTTTATGAACGCCCACAAGTAGGTGTAGGCCGCAAATTACTACAAAGTGCTGGTAAGGGTATTACTGGCGCACTAGATTTATTAGTAGGCGCACCTGAAAACTATCGCAGAATGGGCCAGTATTTTACAACCCCTGATATGCCATTTCCCCGTACTGCTGCACCTACGCAAACATTTTTAACAGAAAAAGGTGTATTTACCCCTGAAGCTGAATTTAGCAGCCCAGTAGGGCGCGTAGCTGACTTTACTACCCAACTATTTACAAGCGGTGGTTTTAACCCTGTTAGAAGCGGAAAAAGCCTTTTAAACAAGCCATTAAACGAAGCTGGCCGCGACATTTCCCAACAGTTTGCTATGACTGGAACACAAGGCTTGGTGGGCGGTAGCACTTCAGAAGTATTAAACAGCCTTGGAATTGACAGCCCAGTAACCCAATTTTTAGCAACTGGCGGGGCTTCAGCAGTAGCAGGCGCACCTTTTGCTATGCGTAGCACAACTGCAGACATTGCTAATAAAGGTTTGCGTAATGTAACGCCTGACCAATTAAGAATGGCTGACTTGTTAATGAAAGATTCAGCCCGTATGGGTTCACCTATTACTGGCGCAGAAGCAATTGCACAAGTTACTGGCAATAAATCATTACTTGGTACGCAGCGTTTTGTAGAAAACGCCCAAAGTTCACAGCCAATAATGAACCAATTTATGACTGGCCGCCCTGCTGGGCAACGCCAAGCTTTTGAAGCAGCCGTACAGAATGTAGGCCCACAACCAACTTCAGCAACACCGCTTAATTTAGAAAAAACCGCAGGCAGGCTAATAAAAGGTGCTGAAACTAACCTTACAAGCAATATTGACCCTTATTTTAAGCAAGCTGGTAAACAAGCAGTGCCTAATACTGACATTGCAGGTATGCTAACCAACCCAAAAATTGCAGATGCAATAGAAATAGTGCGCGCTACAGGTAAATATGGCGTTAAAAACGAACCTTCTAATTCAGTTAAAACGCTTATTGCTGCCAAACAGTTTTTAGACGATGAATATTCTAAGCAAATGAACGCAGTTACAGGCGCAGAAAAGAACGCTGCCCGTGTAACTTGGTCAGCAAACCGCCAATTAGATGATTATTTAAACAGCGTTTCACCTGACTACGCACAAGGCAGCCGTAAATTTGAAGTAGCCCAAAAAACCCAATTTGAACCATTAAGAGAAGGCCCAGTAGGTCAAATTGCAGGCGGTGCAAATGCTGCAGAAGTGTTAATGCCACCTAAACCTGTATCTTTGTACCCTGCTGACATTAAGCGCACTGTAGAACTATTGCGTAGAAAAGACCCTGAAGCAGTACCTAGCTTTGTACGCCAACAGCTTGAAGCTAACTTTAATGAAGCAGCGCAGAACCTACAAGGCGGCCCTAATCAAATGGGTGGCCCTAAGTTTGCAGCCAATATTGCTGGCAATAAGCAGCAACGGGACAATTTGCGTACCCTTATTACAGAATCTAGCGGTATGCAGGCATACCAAGGTTTTGAAAAGTTCTTAGACACAATGGAAGCACAAGGCCAGCGTTTGCCTGCTAACAGTGCAACAACATTTAATGAAATGGCGCGACAAGAAATGGGCGCAGGGCTTTTAAGTAAAGCAGCTACCCCATTGCAACCTTCCCGTGTAGCAAAGTTTTTTGAAGAATACCAAATGGGCAACAATTCTAAGAAATTAGCAGAAATGCTAGTTGACCCTGATTCTGTAAATAAACTTGAAGAACTTGCTAGAACTGGCCCTAAATCACTTAAACGCCAAGCAATAGTTAATTCCCTGTTAGGCGGTTACACAGCGCAAAAACCTGAAATTAAAGAGGAAGAACCAAAATGAGTAGAAACGGGTCAGGTACATACACACTACCAGCAGGTAATCCAGTAGTAACTGGTACAACTATTACTTCTAGCTGGGCCAATACTTCACTTTCAGACATTGCTGCTGCACTAACGCAGTCAGTGGCTGCAGACGGCCAAACCCCAATGACGGGTGCATTAAACATGACTAATAACTTAATTGAGAATGTGGCAGATGCAACTGCAAGCGGTGATGCCGTTTCCCTTAACTTCTTGCAAACTGGTACTTACACGGTTAATTGCGGAACTTTCTAAGGTGCAACCTATGTCTTTTGAAATTGACCCAGTTAAATATGGCCAGCTTTGGGAAAAAGTAGATAACTTAAACGCCAAAGTAGATAAGCTAGAAGAAGGCATGGAAGAATTGCTTGCCTTGGCCAATAAAGGGCGTGGTGGGTTTTGGGTCGGCATGATGGTCGTATCGGGCATTAGTTCTGTTGTTGGTTTTATCGCACATTGGCTGACAGGCAAATAATGTGTCAGATTTGTTCGGGTTGTCTGATGGCGTTAAAGGGCTAAATGGTGGCTTAGATTCTGCCCGTGAAGCTAGTAAGTCTGTTAGTAAACAGATTGAAAACATACAGAAAGATGCAGTTGATGTAGCGCAGCAGAAAGCGCAAGAACGCATACGGGCAAGGCGGGAAGCAGAATTTAAGAAAGAACGGGCTTTAGTCAAGGCTTTAGAAGAATGGAAGCGCAAGAAACAAATATCAGACGAAGAAGCAGATTTAAAAATTAAGTTTGTAAAGCAGTATGGTGCTAAAGAATGGGATGCGTTATTAAAAATCAAGCTTGACATTGAAAACATGGAACGCAAAAATAACGAAGAATTTCAGCACGACTTGAAAGCAGTACGAAGGGTGCAGTTTTATTGTTTTGTTGCTGCGCTTGTTGTGACTTTATGGTTAAAGTTTATTTTAGGGGCTTTTTAAATGTTTCCACTAAGCGCATTACTTGATATTGGCGGCAAAATACTAGATAAAGTATTTCCTGACCCTGCCCAAGCTGAACAAGCCAAACTTAAATTGCTGGAAATGCAGCAAAACGGTGAACTGGCTAAGATTAATGCAGATGCTGCAGAACAGCATGAATTAACTGCAAGGCTGCAAGCTGACATGAACAGCGACAGTTGGCTTTCCAAAAACATACGCCCAATGACCCTTATTTTTATTCTTGGTGGCTACTTTGTATTTGCCATGATGTCTGCATTTAACTTAGACACAAACAAGGCTTATGTAGAACTGCTGGGCCAGTGGGGGATGCTAATCATGTCTTTTTATTTTGGTGGCCGCACCCTAGAAAAGATAATGGATATGCGCGCGAAGGAAAAGAAAGATGCTTGAAGCCCAATTATTAGGTTTAGGTATTGAAGGCAAATGGCTAGAACCCTTGCTAGAAACTTTTGAAAAGTACGAAATTAACACCCCTAAACGCCAAGCCTGCTTTATTGGTCAATGTATGCACGAATCAGGCGGCTTTAAACAGTTAAAAGAAAACCTGAACTACAGCGCAAAAGGCTTAGTTGCTACATGGCCTAGCCGCTTTCCTAATGAAGAATGCGCTGAAGAATACGCAAGAAAACCTGAAAAAATAGCTAATAAGGTTTATAGCGGCAGAATGGGCAATACAGAAGATGGTGACGGGGCAAAATACATAGGGCGCGGATTGATTCAATTAACGGGCAAGGACAACTATAAAGCCGTTACAGAAGCGTTAGGCATGGACTTGGTAGCTAACCCCCAGCTATTAGAAGAACCGCGCTATGCAGCCCTTTCTGCAGGCTGGTTTTGGAATAAAAAGGGCCTTAACGCCCTTGCTGATGCAAACGACATAGAAACCATGACAAAACGCATAAATGGCGGTTCTATTGGTATTGCTGACAGAAAAGCCAAAATTGAAATGGTTTCTAAATATTTAGTTGTATAGCCAAATAATTAGCAGTAAAAACATTACCGCGCCCAAATACAGCTTATTTAGCCAATAACGCCTATTTAGCCTAACTGGGTCTTCAATTAGGTAGCTTTGCAGCATTAGCATATCGGTATCGGTTTCTACATACTGTTTAGGCTGGTAATTAATGCCTATTTTTACTTTGCCATTGTTGTATGGAACTGTCATTTTTTAAACTCCTTTAGCTTGGTTTTAGGTACAAGGTAATAGGGCTGGCCAGTAGCCTTAGAAACCATAGTATTTTCTTCATCAATAACTACGCTTCTAGGGGCTATGCCAATAATTAAGCCGTTGTTTTCTTCTGTAAGTTCTACCAATACATAAAAGTCATAGTCTTTTTTATTGTGGTTATACCTTACAGTCATATTGCCGTTTTTAAGCCGCGTACTTTTAACATCAAGCTTATGGCTCGTAGGTGCTATTAAGTCAGCACCAAACTTGCGTACATCACAATTAAGGTCAAAAAACCAGCCTTTATGTTTGGCTACAATGTATTCAGAAAGCACCCCGTCAATAGATATTTGCATTGCATCTAGTTCGGACTGCTTCTGTTCATTGCATACCGCAGAAGTTTTTAAATGCCTAATTTTGCCAATAATTGTGCATATTTCAACTTCTGTATCGGTAAGTTCTACTTTAAGCATTACGGGCTTCCATCATGGCATCTGCAAACATATAGGCAGCTTCCGCAGCTATTTCTGCTGGTTCATCTTGTTCTACAGTTTTAGCCACTAATGCTTGCATAGCTTTGGCTGCAAAGTAATCACGCAATTCCATGCCTGAACAATCATGGTCAATGCTTTCATCATAATTTCTGTATGTTGTAGGGTATGCTTTCATATTAAATACCCCGTTCTAAGGTAGTTAGTACCAAAAACAACCGCGCAAATAATGACGGCCATAAGGCCGCCTAAAATAAATTCTTTCATGCGTCATTCCTTCCAGCATAAGCTTCATGGGCTTGTTCATTAAATTTGGCCCAGTTAAGGCCGTGTATCATTTCCAGTACGCTAATTTCGGATTCAGCAATGCGTACATCTTCTATGTCAATGCCACCTACATGGCCTACGGTGGGGTCATCTTCATCTACGCTGCCGTAAATGTCTAGGTAGGTGTCACCGCAATACATGGAACATAAGTAGTTATTTGACATAATTATCTCGCAGTCACTTTTAAGGTAATAACGGCAGTGGTTTTGGTATGTGCAGCAATAAGTTCTGCAGGCACATTAGCGGCAGCGTAAACAGCTTTGTTGTCAACGGTATTGCGCTGGGACA